AGAGGGGGGGCAGCATATGGCCGCCATCGCTTCGCGTGAAGACAAGCGCTGCGTCCGGAGTGGCCGCAATGTCCCCACCTGGCAGTGTTATGTCTGAAGAGGCGCAGGCCGCAGCCAAGGTCGTCGCCGACGCTGCGCCGCACCTTGCCATGGGCGCCGCCGGGGTCGCCGCCGCCGTGCTGCGGCTGGCCACTTATTCCGGCCCGGCTCGGCCTTGGCGCGCGGTGCTGGTCGATGGGCTGGTGCAATCCCTCGTCGGCTACGCGATTGCGGCGCTGACGCTGTGGTGGACTGGCAGTGTCGCCGCCTCCGTGGGCGCGGGCATCCTTTCCGGGCTGCTGGGCTGGGAGGTCGTGAAGCGCATCGCGTGCTCTCGGCTCCAGGCGCCGCCTCGGTGATCGCAGAGAGGCACCAATGACCAGCAACCAGAAGCGCGCCATGCAGGCGCGGACTGACCCCGCCGGCGGGCCGCCGGCATCATCATAAACACGGGAGACACGCATGCCGTTGCCCTTGGCGACGTTGCTGCCGCTCGTCGCCTCTCTGGCGCCGGGCTTGATCAAGCACATGGCGGGCGACAAGGCCGGCGCGATTGCCGGTGAGATCACCAGCGCCATCGGTGCCGTGGTCAGGTCCGAAGACCCGGCCGAGATCGAGCTGGCGCTGCGCGACCCCCAGCGCGCGGCCGATCTGCGGCTGGAACTGGCGCGGATCGAGGCCGAGCAGGAACGCGCGATCCTGGCCGCGACGCTGGCCGATGTGGCCGGCGCGCGCGACCAGACGGTTGACTTGGCCCGCGCCGGGTCGCCCATCGCCTGGGGCGCGCCGGTCGTCTCGGCGCTGGTGCTGGTGGCCTTCGGCTTCGCGCTGTACGGCATCGTCGCGCGCGAAATCCCGGAGGGCTCGCGGGAACTGGCGCTGCTGCTGTTGGGCGGGCTGCTGGGCATGGCTCAGGCGGTGGTCGCGTATTGGGTCGGGTCGTCTGCGGGCAGCGCGCGAAAGGACGAGGCCTTGCGCCGCGCGCTGCCCGGCCCTTTCGGCGGGGGGCCAAGTCGATGAGCCTGCTGCGCCGCCTGACCGGCTTCCTGACGCCTCGGCGAGAGGCTGCCGGCCTGCCGTCCGCACCGCCGCAAGCGCCGGCCGAGGTAAATGGCGCCGCTAACATGCATGGCGCAGGCGAGGGGGCGGCAACGCCCCCCGCCGTGCCTGTCCATGCGGTGGGTGATGCGCTCCCCGGTCTTGACACGATCAAAGCCGCCGCCGCTGGCCTGACCCCGCGCGATATCTCGCGCTTGGCCGGCGTGCATCCCGACCTCGTGCGGGTGGTGATCCGCGCGCGGGCAAGCGAGCCGTTCACGGTCATCGAGGGCGTGCGGACTGCTGATCGGCAGGCGGCGCTTGTGGCGAAGGGCGCATCGCAGACGCTGCGCTCCCGCCACCTGACCGGCCACGCCGTGGATCTCGGGCCGGTGCCGCTCGACTGGGAAGACCTGCCCGCGTTCCGCCGGCTGGCCAAGGCGATGCAGCGCGCGGCGGATGATGAGGGCGTGGCGATTGTGTGGGGCGGGACGTTCCGAGACCGGGCTGGCAAGCCGTGGTTTGATGGGCCGCATTTCGAGTTGGATAGGCGGAAATATCCGGCGTGACCAACAGCCCCTCGCGGAGCGATCTGGCGGGGCTTTTTGTGTGTCTGCGATCACGGAACATCGTCCCTTGGCACGGATTTTGCCGGGATAGGACGCTGTTCCGTTTTGATCCTGTATGTTGTGTTGCTGCGCCGTTCCGCGCCCGTGGTGGACAAGTCGCGCCATCTAACTGTTTGAAATAAAAAGCCGCCGTGGATGAAAATGTCCATAGGCGACTTTGCCGCATAAGATATATTGTGGCTAGACGCATTGCTGCAACTAGATGTTGTGTCAACGATAGACTTCAATCCCATTGCGGACATTACAATAATTCCGCGTTGTAAAACTAGGCTCCCGCTACATGCGACAGTTTGCCTAGTCCACATCGGGGCGCGGTTTGTGGCGGCTGCCACCAATGGCGCGGTTAGCAGCCTCGATAGCGTTGCGGGCTTGCATCAATATGACGTGGTCGGCCTCCTTGCTGTAGCTCAGTCGCTCTAAGGTCGAGGCCAGCACGCGCAGCGCAGCGGCGTAGGCGCGCAGGCTGATTACGTCCGTGAGCCTCAGATGCAGCCGCACGGCCTTCCCGACCATCTGGCGGTAGAACTCCGCCAAGGGATCGCCCGTCGCCGCGATCCGGCGCATGGCGTCCTCTTGGGAGCGCGGCCCGGCGCCGTCAGGCATCCCCCGCCTCCTTCGCTGCGCCGCACCGGCGGCCGAAGCTGCGCCACGTCCAGCACCCGTGAGCGCAGGCGCGATCTCCGCACGGTCCATGGGGCTCGTGCTGAGCGTCTGGGTCATGGCGGGATGCTGCGATGCCTGGCTGCGGCGCGATGGGCAGTGGCACGGGCTCGCGGCCTTGCAGTGCTGTGCCAGCCATCGCTGCGCTCCCACTCCGAAGCGGCACGACCACGCGCGGGCGGCTCTCAACCAGCCGGCGCAGGCGCGCGATTTCTTGTTCCTGCCACGCGATGTGGCGCAACAGGACGCAGACGCTCGGCATGGGGCATACCCCGGTGGCGGGGCTGTTTTCCGCTATGCGGCGCAGCGCGGACAGTTCTGCCGGGATTGCCTCTCTGGCGGACAGATCACCCATCCCCCGCCTCCTTCGCGGCTTGCGCTTCGTCCCCGAGCCGGCGCAGATCGGCGCGCCATGCCTCATAGACCCGCTTGCTGATGCGCCTGTTCTTCACGAGGCAGTCCGCAAAGTGGTGGTTGGCCTCATGGCATTTCTGGATGATCGCCATGAGGCGATCAGTCGCCCGGTTCGCTTGGGCCTCGGCGTCGAGCGCCGTCTTCATCCAGCTTTCGCGGGCCGCAAGGGCCGCGTCTTGCGACCGCCGGGCGTCGGAAATGCGCGCCTCGGCGCCCGCGAGCTTCTTGCCGACGATGTGCCGGTCGTCCAGTAGCCGCAGCAGCACGACGGCGGGCAGAGACACATCGGCGTCCGGATACTTCGCAGCCTCCGCCGCAGCGGCGCGAAGATCGTGCTCTGTCGCAGTCAGACTGACAACGCGCTGGCGGGGGCATTGGCGCAGGGCGCCAGCGTGCGGGCCGCACTCAGGCATGGTCAGCCTCCTTCGCGGCTTGCTCGACGGCGCGCAGCCATGCGTTTCTGCACGCGACGGCATCGAGGTATCCGACGCCCGGCACGGTATCGAGCGCGGCGGGCGGCAAGTCCTGCAAGAACGCGGCGATGGCGGCGGCGGCGCAAGCAGGCATGGACACATCAGGCTCGCGCCAAGCGCAGCGGTCGCCGCAATCGCCACGGCACGACTTCGCCTCGCGGCACAAGGCGCAAGCCGCCGCCTCCAGCGCGGCGCGGATCAGCGCGGTCAGGCCATCGCGGGTCATGCGTCACCTCGCCCGCGGATGGCGGCGCGGAACGCCGCGTCGAGCATGACTAGTGCCTCCTGCCACGCTTCAAGCGGAGACCACGTTTCTGCGCCGGGCGGCACTTCCACCCGCACGCTGAGGCTGGCACACGCTTCGCGCTCGCCATCCACACGCCCGCGGATGGCCTCGATAATCCGGCTGGCCGTCGCGTCCATGGGGAGGCCCAATTCCTCGGTCACGCGGCCGAGGCGGTTGAACAGTTCGACTCGCTCCCGCTCGGCCTCGCTTTGGTATTCGCCGGGGATAGCGTCACCTCGCGCGCGGATTTCGTCCGCCTCGATTGCGCCGCACAACGCCTCCCCGCACAGCCGCCAGCGGGCGCTGCTGTTGGACCCGCAATGCGCGACGGCAGCCCGCACGGCGTCTGCCTGCTCACAGCCGCACTCAATGGCTTGCGCGCACGCCTCCCGCTCCTCCCGCCGCGCCGCCTCGACCAGCGCGGCGACTTCGGTGGGGGTGTGGCAGGGGGCGACATAGCGCCATCCGTATTCGACTGCGACGGTCGGCCGCGTCTCGGCCTGTCCGCAGTGCCAGCGGCCGTAGGCCCATAGCGCGACAAACCGGATGCGATTGCCGTCCGCGCCCACAGCCGCCTCAAGCTCATGCACGCCATCCCGCTCCGGGTTTAGCGGGCGCCCGTCCCACGCGCCTGGGTTGCTGTCAGTCATGGCCCGTCTCCTCCAGCGCGGCGCGGGCGATGGCACCGATGCCCTTACATAAATGGCGTGCCCACTCGGCGTGCAGCCTTGAGAACAGGGCATCGTCGCCTACCTTTTCGCGCGCGGAGGCCACATCGACGGGCGGAAAGATGTCTTCCGGGTAGGCTTCGGCCCATTGCGCGATGTGCAGCAGCGCCTCGTCTTTGTCGCCAAGCGCCTTCAGCAGCCGGTCCCGCTCGGCCAGCAGGGCGCGGAGCGTGGCGGCGGCCCGATGCAGGATCAGGTCCATGTCGCGCTCGGGTTCAGCCGGCACGCGCATGCTGAACCGCTCACCATCCTTCAGCCGGCGCCACACGCCGTCAGTTAGCACCGCCAGCCGCTCCACCTCGTCAGCGCTGGTGTCTGTCGTGTCGGTCATCATCGTGCGGCCTTCTTCTCCACAAGCTCGATTGCGGCGCTCATGTGGCCTTGGTTCCATAGGCGGCAGACTTCGCGCTGTATGTCGCGCGGCAAGTAGGACAGGCGCGCGCGCATATCGGGCACGCTTGCAATCGGCGTCTGTGTCATCGTCCCATCGGCGCTGGTGTCTGTGTCGGTCATAGGCTCAACTCCGGTTGGTTCGCGATTTCCTCGGCTTTAAGGCGCTCCAGCGTCGCGGCATTGTCACTCACAGCCCGGCTTCCTTCGCGCGCTCCAACGCAGCGCGTGCTTCACGCAATTGGTCCTGTACGCGCTCCACCTCCAGCGCGTAGGACATCAGCGCCTCGCGCATGTCGCCCAGCCCAGCCGCCTTTGCGCGCCGCGCCCATGCGCGCAGTCCGGCGGCTATGTCGTCTGTCGCGTTGCTCATCATCTCATCCTCACGCGCTGGCAATTGACATGCGCGACCGGATGCCCGGTCAACTCGAAATGCAGCACGCGAACGGGCGCTTGGCGCTCGCACTCAGCTCGCGTGCCGAACCATTGCGGCGGCGGATGCGCGCGGGCGTCGAGGGACAGGAACACGACGAGCGCGTAGGACCAGCCGGGGGTCATGCGGGAGCCCTCATCTGCGCGATTAGCCTCCGATGCGCCTCGCGCCGCGCCTCGGCCTCCACCTCCCGGCGGTATGCGGCCTCAATGCGTGCCGTCATGTCCGCCAGGGACAGCCCCTCGCGGTACACGCCCCATTCCCGCGCCAGCGTGCGCAGCCGTGCCGGCTGGCTCTCCATGATGCGGACGAGCATCACACGTCATCCCCAGGCTGGCTGTCGGTGATCTCGGCGGTGTCCAGGATCTCCACCGCCTCGGCCTCCACGATTTCCTCGCCGGTCGGCGTCGCGGGGCGCTCCTCGTCGCGCTGCAGCAGCGCCTCCATCGGCGCGGCATCCATCGGCAGGTATTTCGACAGGCGGCGCAGCACGGTCTTGCGGGCCATCTGGTCCCACCATTGCACCCAGGGGCCGCTGCCCTTTGCGCGGGACACGCCCCGGACCTTCTCAATCTCGGCCTTGCTCATCACCTCGGCCATCACGCTGCCGTCCTTCAGCCGGGCGATGGCATAGGCACCGATAGGCGCGCCGCGCTCCTCGGCCAGCGGCGGCGTGGTGTGCTGGATGGGGCGCTCGGGATCGCAGGGCGACCAGGTGAAGGCGTCGCGCTCATAGACCACCTGCACCACCAGCGATGCGATCTCGCCGCTGTTGCGGGCGCGCTTCAGCACGCCGGCGATCATCGGCATGTACTGGACCTTGTTGCCCATCAGGACGAGCGCCGCCTCGCGGCCATCCGGCACCAGCCCATCCGCCGCACACTTCACGCACGCGCCCAGCAGGGACCGGCGGTCGGCGCCGAGCAGGTCGGGCGTCATGTTGGCCGCCGTGATCACCACGTTGCGAAACTTGTCAGGCGACACCGTGGACGGCAGGTTCTGCGCGATCTCCGGCAGGCTCGCCAACTGCTTTCGTAGAACGTCGATGGGTCGGGCGGGCTTGGCCTCCGCCAGCGCCGTGCCAGGCTGGCGCATCTGCGCGAGGCCGCGCGTCGGGGCCTCGATGGCCGAGCCGGTGGGGTTCATGTGTGCGCTCACGTCGCGCTCTCCTCATCCAGTATCGCCCATTCGGGCAGGTGCAGGGGGGTGATGGTGGGCGGGTAGCCGGGCCAGTCGCCGCGACGCTCGCATTCGAGGTAGCCATGCAGCGCCGCGCGGATCTGGCGGCGGCCGGCATCGATCGCGTCGGTCGGCAGTTCGTAGACCGCGATCAGGTGCGGCGCGTCGCGCTCCACGGCGATGAACAGGAACGCCTCGGGCTTGAAGCCGCCGGGTGCGGCGGCGATGCCGTCGAGATACCAGGGGGCCTGCCAGTGCATCCGCAGTTTCGCAGCGGAGCGCGCGAACTCCCGCGGGCTGGCGTCGCCCGTGGTCTTGACGTCCAGCACCAGCCGCATGTCCCGGCGGATGCCGTCCATGCGGGCGCGGCAAGGCCTGCCGGTCAGCGGGTCATCCCAGAAGACCGCCGTCTCGGTCGTTAAGCCGGGCGCGAGCAACTCGCGCGCCGCCGGGTGCGAATGCACCGCGTCGCGGATCGCGGCCATCTTGTCGTATTCGGCCACCTTAATCAGCGTGCGGCCGGTGGAGAGCGCAGCGGCCTCCTCCTCCTGCCACGCCTTGGTGCCGCGCCGGTCGAGATCCGTCCGCTGATAGCGCGCGTCAAATGACCACGCCTCCATCACGGCGGAATGGATCAGCCGACCGGCGCGCATGCTGTCCGTCTCGGCCAGCGCGACATGCGCTTTTGCCGGGGCGTCCGCGAACCGCTTGAGGGTGGAGCAGGACACCGCAGGGGTGGCGCGATAGGTCGCCTCGTCCATGTCGGGGTAGATGCCGGGGCGGGCCATCACGCGACCCTCACAGTCATAGCCTCGCGCCAACTGCGCGCGGCGGCGGCGCGCCGATGCCAGGCCAGCAAGGCGTCACCTGCGGCCAGCGCCTGATACGCCATCGCGCGCCACGCGGCGCACGCGGCTAGGTGGCGCGCCCGATGCCCTCGCGGATCGCGTGGGGGCATGGCGTGGTAGACAGAGAGATAGTCATCCCGCAGACGCAGCAGGCGCGCGACATGGGCGAGGCGGTGAGGGTGGCGCGCGGCGTGATGCGCGGCGGCCGTCTCTGCGGCGATGCGGAGGTGTGCGACGATGCGGTCGGCGGGGGTCATGGCGTGGTCGCCTTGGCGATGGCTGCGTCGGCGTCGGCGCAGGCCGCAGTAGCCGCCCATTCAGCGCTGCCCGCGTGGATGCAGGCAGCGTGGAACCGGCGCCGCAGGTTCCGCAGTTCCTTCAGCATGTCCGGCGCGGCGGCGAACAGGCGGGCGTTGGCGCGTGCTTCGTCATCAGGGACGCCGCCGTTGCTGGTGTAGGCAATGTGCCGCTGTAGCGCCGTGTTGTCGTGAATGACGTATCGCGTGCCGTCCCAGCAAATGTCCCAATCGCCCGGCGTGTGCTGCGTGCTCATGGCGTGCCCCCTGCCTTGATGGCGGCCTCGACGCGCCGGATCAGCCCGGCGAGGTCGGTTGCCGTCGCGAGGAAAGGGATCGCATCCTCCCCGCTGGTGCCGTCATGGCGCGACAGCAGGTCGAGCAGCTCCGCCGCCTTGTCGTGAGCGTCGCGGCGCGCATCGTCCACGGCCTCGATACGCAGATCGCGGGCAGTCGCGGGGCACTCGTCGTCGTATGGCGTGGCGAGGTACCGCCCGCCGCAGAGGTCGGTGCGGATCATCGCCTCAGCCCTCCACCAGCGCAGCGTGCGCGGCGTCGTATCCACGCGCCCAAGCCGCAGTTCGCCGGGGCTCGCGATACGGGCACCGCACGGGAGCGGGGAAGCTCTTGGTGCCGCGCAAAGCGTCGAGGTAGCGGCCCGCCGGGAAAGCGTTGAAGCCGCGCATCTCGGCATCGATGTCGATGCGACGCGCGTCCTCGCGCTCGATTTCCGCTTTGAGCGCAGCGCGAAACGCGGCGAGGCATGCCCGCAGCTTCGGCTCTACGTCCACATAGCACGCACCGCCAAACCGGACGGTGTTGCTCTCGCGCGGGTCATCCGGCCCCATGCCGCCGGGGCTGTAGATCATCGGCACGCGGCGGGTCAGGACGAGCGTGCGCTCGCGCTCAGTCAGCGTGACCTCGGCGCTGTAGGCGATGCCGTCAAATCCACGGATCAGCTTGTAGCGCATCGCCTCAGCCCCCCACGCGATGCAGGTTGGCGCGGAGCAGCGCGACCACGCGGCGCAGCTGGTCCGCGCGGGCGAGGTGGTTGCGCTGGCCCTTCGCGTCATGCGCGTCGGCTTCGTCGTTCAGGACCTCGATGGCCTCGCGGATATCGTCGGCGCTGGCGAGCGGCGTCGCCTGCGCGACGGCAGGCTGGCACGGCTTGGGGGCAAGCTGGCGGGCGATGTGGTCGTGGACCAGATCGAAGGCGGACATCGGTAGCGGCTCCCGGTTGGTGGGGCCACTTTGGGGAAACCCAAGCTTGCAGTCAACAAGAAAATTGGGGTCGCCCAATTCTCTCGAAAATGTAATCGGCTAGGCGCGCCGTTTGATGAGGGCGCGAGCCCCCGCGCGCTCTTCGGGGTTGAGGTGTCGATAGGCCCGAAGCCAATCCACCTCGGCCGGGTCTATGGCGACCTCGACCCGCGACAAGGCCTCGTCGTTCGGGGCGATCTCGTCCAAGCCGACCCGATACAAGATAGCCAGCTTAAGGGCCGCTTCTAGGCTTAGGTTGTCTTCCCCGGCTTCCACCTTGCTCAAGTGCGAACCGCTGATCCCAGCGAACTCGGCCGCTTCCACCTGCTTGATTCGCAGCCCGTTGCGGAGCGCCCGCAGCTTCTGTCCATGGACTTTCATGCCCCGCTTGTGGCACGCCTCGCGGCATACGCGCTTGGGCGCGCCCAATTTTTCACTTGACGGCTCAACTTGGGTTCGCCCAAGATTAGGCATGGCCCAACCACTCCCCATCACCGATGTCCTTGCCCGTAGCGGCGTCAAGCGAACCTCGCTTGCGCGCGCCTGCGGGCTGGATGCCGCGACCCCCTATTCATGGGCAGTTGTGCCGCCACAGCACGTCCCTGCCGTCAGCACTTTGACTGGCATCCCGGCGCACGAACTCCGCCCTGATCTGCCGCAGCTGTTTCCGACGCCGGAATGCGCCACGTGATGCCTCTCGCATGGTGGGGTTCGGTCTGGCTGCCTGTTCATGTCGTGCAGCATGGCGGGGGCGGCCGATGAGCGCCACCACGCAGACGGGGGGCGGCATCCCCCCACTGCTTCGCGACGCCTGGCCTCGCCACGGCGCGAAGCTCGCCGCCCGCGCGGCCGGCGTCGCCTACGAAACCGCACGGGACTGGATGCGCGGCCGCTCCATCCCTTCCGCCGCAACCCTCTTGCTGATGGCTGAACGTGATGAAGCACTCGCTGCCGCTCTGGCTCGTCGTCTGGCTGCTGCGCGCGGAGATCGCGCTGCGACTGGCTCGGGCCAAGGCGCTGCGGTGGCTGGCGGCACGGAGGTGACGCGGTGAGCAACGAGACCGCGCGGCCCGCCGCCGCGCGTAGCGGCGGGGCCACCCCCACGGGCATCGTGCCCAGCCCCGCCGCATCCGATCCCCTAGCCGGCGAGGGGACTAGCGACGCCGGCGTCTGCCGCGTTTCCTCCCTCAACTGCGCCCGGCAGGTGTCACAGCCTGCCGGGCGGCTTTCTGGCGGGGGAAACAAGCACCAAGCCCGCGATCAAGCCGTCGCCGCCCCGCTGGCGCCGCCGAACCCAAAGCGCACCCGCGCCCAGCAACGGCAGGCGAACCTGATCAAAAGCCGGGAGTGGCGCCGCTGCGACACGCGCCTTCAGGCTCTCGGGCGACCGTCCCGCGAGGAAGCCAATGCGCTGGTCGCGCAATTCCTCGCACGGCGCAGCGTCACCGTCTGCCCGCCGGCCGCCGATGTCCAAGAGCCGCACAACAGCGGGGTGGGGTGGCGGTGATGGCCAATGATCTGCACCTCGGGCGGGAAACACTTGCCGCCGTGATCCCGCGCAAGCGCCCGGCGAAGGCGCCTCAGCCATCGGAGACGCAAGTCGTCAACGCGATCCGCAATCGCCTCGCGCTCCACGGCATCCTCTGCCAGGCCAACCCGAACGAAGCGCGATCCGCCGCCGCCGGGCGCGGGTTGAAAATCCAGGGGACGATCCTCGGCTTCCCCGACCTGACCGTCATGTCCGGCGATGGCCGCACCGCGTTCCTGGAAGTGAAGGCCCCTGGTGCCCGGCCACGCAACGCGAAGGCCACCGCCCATTGGCAGCGCCAGGCCGAGACCCGCGCCACGCTCGCCCGGATGGGGCACCTCACCGGGCTGGTCCGCGATCAGGATGAGGCGGTGGAACTGCTGCGGCAAGCGGGGTGGCGGGTATGAGCGCGCCGGGGCTCACCTCCCTCGATGTCTGCGCGCGCCTTATGGCCGCGTGCCGCGCCGCCGGCGGGCAGCAGGCCTGGGCGCAACAGAACGGCGTTTCGGCGGCCTATGTCTGCGATGTGCTGAACGCGCGGCGCGACCCGGGCGAGTCTATCCTGCGCGCCCTCGGGCTGCGGAAGGTGGTGCGCTACGTCGAAGCGCGTAGCACGGGGCGCGCGGCATGAGCGCGACGATCCCCGATGTCCACAAGCGTCCACCTCAGTTTGGCGACACGCGGCGCGGCGGTGGCGCTAGATCGACTGTCGGCCAGCCGCAGGAGCGACCCGACACCATGAGCGCCACCACCCGCCCGCGCGTCCCGCGCGAACCCCGCATCCGCATGCAGCCGGTTGACGCCATGCGCTCCGCCGCGCGCGAGCAGGGCATCCCGCTGGCCGAGGTCATGCGCCGCGCCGGCGTGTGCGCCAAGAGCCATTGGTCCTGGCAGCACGAATACGCGCCGAACGCGGCGCACCTGGAGGCCGCATTGAACGTCGTGGGGCTGACGCTGCGCGCCGTGCCCATCGGGAGCACCGACGCATGAGCGACCTTCCCGAGCCCCTGACGCCGCCCGGCTGCGATCTGCGGGGGATGCCTTTCATGCCGGTGGACCTGGTGCGGCTGTTCGACAGCGATCTCTACGCGCTCTCGACCGGCGATGAGTTCAAGGCCGCGTTTACCCTCTGGGGCAAGGCGTTCCTGCAAGTGCCGGCCGGGAGTCTGCCCGACGACGACCGGATCCTGGCGCATCTGTCTGGCGCCGGCACCGGGTGGCGCAAAGTGAAGGACATGGCGCTGCGCGGCTGGGTCAAGGCCCGCGACGGGCGCCTGTATCACCCCGTGGTGGCCGAGAAGGCCAAGGAAGCCTGGGAAGCGAGGCTGGCGCAGCGCGCTCGCACAGAGGCTGCGAGAGCAGCACGCGAAGCCAACCGCCGCCAACGTGACAATGGCAGCAACAGCGACCGCACAGACATTGCTACAGCGCATGTCACACCCTCTGTCACAGAGAATGTCACAGGCTCCAAGGGACAGGGACAGGGACAGGGACAGGGAATAATAGAAGAACCCCCAACCCCATCGCCTGACGGCGACGGGGGGTCAGATCGTCCTTCGGACTGGAATGGGCAGTGGCGCGGGTTGCGAGCGAACGGCAGCAACCCGAGGGCGCAAGCCGCGAAGGCGAAGGCCGCCGCGCCGCCGCCTCCCGAGCCCGATCACCCGCTCTGGCCGCGATGCCGCACGCTGGGCCTGACGCCCGCGCTGTTCGGCCGATGGATCGAGCCGCTGATTGAGGTCGAGAGCCTCGACGGCAGGCCCGTGCTGATCGCGCCGTCCCGCTTCCACGCCGACCACTGCCGCGCCGAGTTCGCCCAGGCCCTCGATGGCTACGACGTCCGCGCCCGACCGGAGGCCGCCCATGGCTGACGCCGCCCCCCTGATCCCGCTCGACCAGGCCGTGGCCTGCGTCTGGCCCGTGTCGCCCGACGATCCCCGGCTAAACCTCCGCATCGTCGGCGCTCCGCCGTCCGACACCCAGCGCGAATGGCTGGCCAAGCGCAACGGCCGGGCCACGATCCTCGACCCGACCGGCACCGGCGATGCCCGCGTGTTCTGGGTCGCGACCGGGCGCAATCCGGGCTGGGCCGATGCCACGCAGCTGCGCGCCGAGCTTGGCAAGCTGAACTGCGACTTGGGGCGCTACATGCGATCGATCGCCGCTGCGCTGCGGGTGCCGGCATGAGTGGCCAGGACTGCCCGGCCTGCCTCAACGGCTGCGGCGGGACGCGCGCGGATTGTCCGAAGGTGGTAGGCGCCCTGCCTCTCGCCCCCCGTGGCAGGCCGTCCAGCTACACCCGCGAGGTCGCCGCGCAGATTGTCCAGCGCATGGCTGACGGCGAGACGCTCGCCGCTATCTGCGAGGCGCCGGGCATGCCGCATGCCAACACCGTGCGGGGATGGGCGGTGCAAGACGTTGACGGCTTTTCCGTGGTGTTCGCGCGCGCGCGCGAAGCCCAGGCCCATGCCATTGCCGAGAAGGCGCTGATCGGCGCCCAAACCGACGAGGACGCGCAACTTGGCCGGTTGCGCTTCGATGCTCGCCGCTGGTTCGCGTCCAAAATGCTGCCCAAGACCTACGGCGAGAAGACCACCACCGAACACACGGGTTCCGGCGGCGGCGCGATCGTGTGGAAGTGGGGCGACGGCTCGGAATGACTTGGCTGGCGCCGTTCATCCCTCGCCCGTGGCAGCGCCCGATGCTGAACGATCGCGCGCTGCGGGTTGTGGCGGTCGTCCATCGGCGGGCGGGCAAGAGCGAAGTGCTCCTGTGGCGCGGCCTGCGTAAAGCCTCGGCGTGGGGGCGCTGGCACCTGCCGCCTGAGAAGCGCAACCTTCGCGCCGCCCCGCCGCGCGTGATCCACGTCCTCCCCCTCGCCGTGCAGTGGGAGCGCACGGGCCTGTGGGATCGGCTGGAGGCGGCGGCCAAGGCTATCCCCGGCGCGGAGATCAAGCGGGCCGAGCGGCGCGTTGTGCTGCCGGGTGGCGGCGTCTACCAGGCCGGCGGCATGGATCGCCCGGATAGCTGGCGCGGCGGCTACGCGGACGAGGTGATCGAGGACGAGGCGGATGACGTCACCGCCGCCGGGCTCGACATGGTCGTGGAGCCGATGCTGGCGGATTACGCCGGGGTGCGCCTGTTCAGCGGAACGCCGAAGGGCAACGGGCGCTTGCAGGCGCTGTACGAGCGGGCGGCGACGGAAGCGGGGTGGTCGCGCTACCGCCTGACCTGGCGGGACACGGGCGCGCTGTCCGAGGAAGCGGTGCAGCGCCTGCGGTCGCAGCTGACCAACGAGGAATTCGACCAGGAGCTTGATGTCTCGTTCGCGGCGCCGAACAGCGGAGCCTACTACGCGAAGCTGCTGGATCAGGCGGAGCAGGCCGGGCGCATCGCTCGCGTGCCGCATGAGCCGCGGTTGCCGGTCGAGACGTGGTGGGATCTCGGCATGGATGACGCGACGGCTATTTGGTTCGTCCAGCAGCTTCCGGGCGCGGGCGAGGTCCGGGTGATCGACTACCTGGAGGCCAGCGGCGAGGCGCTGTCGCATTACGCGCGCGAGTTGTCGGGCCGGGGCTACCACTACAGCGTCCACCGCCTGCCGCACGATGCCCAGGTGCGAGAACTCGGCACCGGGCGCAGCCGGAAGGAAGTGCTGGAAAGCCTCGGGGTGCGGCCGATCAAGGTGGGCCGCGCGCTGCCGGTGGCCGATGGGATCAACGCCGCGAAGATGCTGCTGCCGCGCTGCTGGTTCGACGCGGAAAAGACTTTGCCTGGACGGAAAGCGCTGCGGTCCTACCGCCGGCAGTGGATCGAGGATCGCGGCGTGTGGTCGGCGCAGCCGCTGCACGATTGGTCGTCACACGCGGCGGATGCGTTTCGGGAGGGCGCGGTGAACCTGCGTGACCCGCGCGATCCGCACGCGCCGCCGCCGCCGGCCCGCGCCGAGGGCAGCGAATATAATCCTTTGGAGTGGCGCTGATGGTAAGCATGACCGACCTGACCGACCGCGACCGGCTACGACTGGTCGAGATCGCCCATGCGGCAAGCGACGAGCGGGTGAGGGCTGCGGCGCTGCGCCTGCTCGACGGCCAGCCGCACACCGCCTGGTGCTCGCGCTACGCCATCCGCTGCGACGCCTCCACCGCCTGCGGCCCGGAGCATGGCTGCGAGCGGGCGCGGGCGATGGGGAGGGACTGAGCCATGCCCCGCGCATCCAGCGTCACGCCCGACCTGCTGGCCGAGATCGCCCGGCGCCGCGAACGTGGCGAGGCCTGGAAGCTGATTGCCGCCGACCTTCGCCGCCGGGGCCTGCCGCATGGGCGGGCGACGTTCTGGCGCTGGCTGCGGGGCGGCGACGTTTCGAAACATCCCGGCGCTTGCGGCGCGCCCTCCGGGTGCGCCACCCCATGACCATGGCGCGGCCATTGTCCCTGGACGCGGTGCTGCATGTGGCCAACCGCATGCGGGACCAGGACCGAGCGGAGATCTTCGCCACCATGTGGCCCGGCGACGACACGCCGGCCCATCTCGCGATGGAGGCCCTACGGGTGACCGCCTACGGCGCCACGATCCACACTCTCGACGGCGAGCCGGCTGCGGCGCTGGGCCTCGCGCCCATGTGGCCGGGCGTGTTCTCGGCATGGATGTTCGCGACCGAACGCTGGGGTGAGGTGTGGCGCGGCGCGGTGCGGCACATCCGCCGCGAAATCTTCCCGGCCGGTGAGGCTGCGGGCATGTGGCGGGCTGAGTGCAACAGCCTCGCCACACATCAAGACGCGCATCGGTTCCTGCTGGCGCTGGGCTTCGCGGCCGAAGGCCAGCCCCGACTCTATGGGCGGGCGCGCGAGGCGTTCATCCCCTTTGCGCGGGTGACCGGCTGATGTGCTTCCGCGCCATCACCCGCGCCTTCACCCCGCCCGCGCCGCGCATGCCGCCGCCGCCGCAGGGCGTCGAGGCGCAGCCCATCGTCCAGCAACTCGATGCGGTGGACACGGCGGCGCAGGAGCAGGAGCGCGACCGGGCCCGGCGCGCGCGGGGCAGGGCGGCAGCGCTGCTAACGGGCGGGCAGGGCGACACAACGGTGCCGGAACTGGCGCGGCCCACCGCTTCGGCGGCGCGACTGCTGCTTGGGTGATGCATGGCTGACACCCTGGCCAAGGACATCGTCGCCCGCCACGACCGGCTGAAGGCGGACCGCTCCCAGCTTGAGACGCAATGGCAGGACATCGCGGAGCTTGTGCGCCCGCAGCGCGCCGAGTTCCTGTCGCGCAAGCTGGAGGGCGAGCGGCGCGGGCTGCTGCAATTCGACGCGACGTCGGCGACCGCGCTGGACCAGCTTGCGGCCGGGCTCTGGGGCGCGGTGACGAACAGCGCCACCGAATGGTTCCAGGTGCGCCACCCAGACCCCGTGCTGGCCGAGGATGGCGAGGTCAAGCTGTGGCTGGACGAGGCGCGGCGCATCATGTCCGACGCGCTTTCGGCCGAGGGCCAACGGTTTTACACCCAGGCGCTGGAGTTCTATTCGGACCTGGGCGCGTTCGGCACCGCGATCTTCTACACCGACGAGGACGCGGGGCGCGGCCGGCTGACGTTCTCCAACCGGGCGCTGGTCGAATGCGTGATCGACCAGGATGACCGCGAGCGCGTCGATACCGTGATCCGCCGCTTCCGGTGGACGGCGCGGCAGGCGGTGCAGCGGTGGGGCGACCGGGCGCCGGAGAAGGCGCGGCTGGCCGTGGCGGCGCAACGGCCGAACGACACGTTGGACTTCATCCACGCGGTCTACCCGCGCGAGGACCGCGACCCCCGCCGCCGCGATGCGCGCGGCAAGGCGTGGCGGTCGGTGCATGTGTCCCTGGATGGGATGCAGGTGGTGCAAAACGGCGGGTTCGAGGAGTTCCCCTATCAGGTCGCCCGGTGGGGCACGGCGCAGCGCGGGCTGTACGGCGAGAGCCCGGCCATGAAGGCGCTGTCCGACATCAAGATGCTGAACCAGGTGGAGCGGCTGAAGCTGGTGGCCGGCCAGAAGGCGGCGGACCCGCCGCTGCTGGCGCCGGACGAGAACGCGATCCGCGGCGTCAAGGTTCATCCGGGCGGCATCACCTATGGCGGCGTCGATGCGAACGGGAACGCGCTGATCCAGCCGCTTCAGACCGGCGCGGACTTCCGGGTGTTCGAGGGGATCGCGGAACAAAAGCGGGCGGCGGTGCGCGAGGCGTTCCACAACACGCTGATGATGATGACGCAGCGCCCCAACATCACGGCGACCGAGGTGCTGGAGGTGAAGGAAGAGCGGCTGAGGCTGCTCGGCCCGCAGCTGTCGCGCATCGAGACGGAGTTCCTGGACCCGCTAACGCGCCGCGTCTTCGCGCTGCTGTGGCGGGCCGATGCGCTGCCGCCGGTGCCCGAGGCGCTGGCGATGGATGCGCGGGTGAAGGTGGAGTACGTCTCGCAGCTGGCGGTGGCGCAGCGGTCGGGCGCGGCGGCCAATGTTATGCGGACGATGCAGAGCATCCTCCCGCTGGCCCAGGCCAACCCGGCGATCCTGGACAACATCGACTTCGACGAGGCGGCTCGGGCCATCGCGGATGGCTACGGCCTGCCGCCCAAACTGCTGCGCGATCCCCGCACGGTGGCGGCGGAGCGTGACGCGCGGGCGCAGCAGGCGGCGCAGATGGAGCAGGCGCAGATGCTGGCCGGCGCCGCTGGCCCGACGAAGCAATACGCGGACGCGGCGGCGACGCTGGCGGGGGCAGGGTTGGCATGACCCACGAGGAACGCGCGGAACTGACGGCGGCGGCGTATCGCGGGCGGCTCGACTGGCGCGACCCCGAGGCCCGGCTGATCTGGGCCGACCTCGCCATTGCCTGCGGCGTCGGCGTGACCAGCCACGCGCCCGGCGACCCCACCAGCACCGCGCATGCCGAGGGCAAGCGCGCCGTGTTCCTCTACCTCGCAGGCCGCGTGGGCCTGCCGCTGATCCCGGAGCCCTGACGCATGGCCACGATCCCCTACACCGCACAGGAAACCGGGCCGCGCGCCCGGACCATCTCGTGGTCGCCGCTGACGCAAACGGGCACGGATGACGGCGCGCCCTATTCCGCGTTCCCGTTTGCCGATCGATCGATCCAAGTGATCGGCACATTTGGCACGGGCGGCACCCTGGTGATGGAGGGGTCCAACGTCCCCGAACCGACGCTCGCCGCGCATTGGGTGACGCTGACGGACCCGCAGGGCAACGCGCTGTCCTTTACCACCGGGCGGCTGGAACAGGTCAGCGAATACACGCGCTGGATCCGCCCCCGCATTACGGGCGGCGACGGCACGACGTCCCTGACTGTCCACATGCTGATCGGAGCCTGAGACATGCCGACCCCGCAGGAAATGACGGTCGCGGAGGCCATCGACGCGCTCCGCCCGCTGGTGACGCAACGCCGGGCGCTGGAGCGCCTGGAGGGCGTGCTGGATGTGGCGCACCGCATCGCGGGCGACATCCCGACGATGGAGCGCCGCGCGGCCGAAGCGCGCGCCGATGCCGAGAAGGTGGACGCCGAATGCAAGGCGGCCATCGCGGCGGATCGCAAGCGCGCGTCGGATGCCAAGGCGCGGGCCGACAGGGCCGAGGCCGACGCGGCGGCGGATGTGGCCAAGGCGCAGGCGGATGCCGCGGCGAAGATGGCAGCGGCCGAGCAGGCAGCGGCGGCGCGCATTGCGGCCCTGGAGGCGAGCGTGAAGGCCGAGGAGGCCCGGCTGGCCGGGGCGGTCGCGGCGGCGGAGGCGGCCGAGAAGGCGCGCCAGGCGGCCGAGGAGGCCCTGGCGGCGATCAAGGCGAGGTTGGCCTGACGTGGCGAAGGTCGTGCCCGACAACATGATCGACGGCGGGCTGACGCTGGACACCGCGTTAAACGGCGTGCGGGTTTGCGCCGGCCAGCCGACGAGCTTCGCAGATATCGCATCCCGGACGCTGGCGAGCGCATCCATGAGCGCGCCGACGCTGGGCGCCGGCAGCCCGGACGGGCGGCAGTCCAGCATCCCGGCGGTGAACACCATCCTGATTTCGACCAGCGGCACGGCGGACCACATCGCCTATGTGGACACGGTGAACAGCCGGTACATCGTGACGACCTGCTCCTCGACCGCGCTGGTCGCGAACGGCACCAACACCGTGAGCGTCGGCGCTACGACGCGGCGGATCGGAGCGGTGACATGAAGACCATCCGCACAGCGACGCTCTATCTGCACCAAGGCGAGCGCCTGCATCCACGCCTGGTCTACGCGGTGCCCGACGCTGTGGCGGATGGGCTGGTCGCGCTGGGGCTGGCGACGGTGGTGGAGGCGGAGGCGGATATCGCGCTGCCGCATCTGGCGTGGGACAGCGCCACGGTCGCGGCGGCGTCGGTATCGCCCGCGCCGTTGGTGCATCCGCAGGGCGGGGCGTGAGATGAGCCCGCTGGCACAGCGGCTGGCAGAGCCGGACCTGGCGGGCCTGCCGGACTGGCAGGTCGCGAACATTCTCACGTCCCCTGATCAGTCCCTCCCGACCGTGTCGGTGGTGTTTTCGTGTCGCGCCATCGCGGAGCCTGCCGTGCGGAGCGGCGAGCTGGCGATGCTCCGCATCGTGGCGAAGGTCGGCCATATCCCCGCCGATGTGTCGCCGACCGAGCAGACGATCCCGATCCCGACGCAGGGCCTGGTCGTCATCGGCACGATTCTCGACGCGGTGGACCGTGATTTGCGCGTGGACCCCAGCGCGCCGGGCGCGGCGGCGCAAGTCAGCGCCATGCTCAATGCACTGGAGACGATGGGGCTGCTATCGCCGGCGACGAAAGCCGCCGTGCTGGCGGGCACGGTGCGGCCCCAATCCTGGGCCGAGGCGCACAACGTGGAGGTGACGCCGCGCAGCGTCGGGCTGGCGCGGGGGGGTATTTGATATGGCGGTAGCGAAATGGGCAACGCCGGGCACACGGTCCAGCAACCTCGCTGGCACCACGTTCAACTCGCTGGCGAACGGCTCTTCCGGAACAGCGATTACCTACGACAACAGCACGAACCGTGACCTTTACGCGATTGTCACGGTGAAGCTGGGGTCGCTGACGCCGACTGCGGGCGGCTCGATCACGCTGCGCGTTTACAGCGGCGACGGGACCGACACGCCGGACCTCAATGGCGGGTCTTTCGATAGCTACACGGCGGCGCTGACCACGGGGGCTTCAGCCAAGGTGGTGTCCTTCCCGTTGGTACGGCTCTACCCATTTTCGATGCGCCTTCAGATCGTGAACAACGCGGGCGTTTCGATTGCGGCGAGCGGGAATGAGCTTTACGTTCGGCCATATAATGAAGATATAGCCTGATGCCGCGTGGTGTTTCTCGATATGATGAAGCGCGGTTGCAGGGGCGGCTCTGGACGCCAGATCGTGGAATAATTCGAAGCGGTTTGAATCTAGACGCACAAAGAAACATTACGGTTGTTAGCGGCGCGGTTTCACAATGGGATGATTCGGATCGTCTTTGGTCTTTTACTCAAGGAACTGCTGGACTTCGACCTGCTTATCAAGAAACGGGGTGGAATAACACCCCTTCTGTTGGGTTTACAGCCGCAACTCAACGTTTAGTAGGCACCGCTTCTTTTACGCCTCTTGTCACCACTGCGGCATTTACAGCGTTTACGGTAATCAATCAAACAGCGACAGGATGGTTTTTTGAACATGGACCCACTACCCCTACGGCAAGAACGGGATTAGTTGTTATTGGCGCTGATTTGTATGCAGTTCTGAACGGTCAGGTTTCAATTACACCTATAGCGACAAATACTAATTATGTAATCTGTTGGAGATTTGACGGCAGCGCCTCAACAAAATCAATAGTGCGTGTAAATGGTGCGCTGGCCACTTCAGGTGCGATCACAGCAACGGCCACCACAAGCACCGGTGCTTTATTTGTTGGATTTGGTCCCGACCCAAATACTTTTACAGGTAGAATGCGAGACCTTTTAATTTTGCCTTATGCGGCGAGTGATAGGCAAATTGAGTTAGTAGAAGGATATTTATATTGGAAGGACGGGCGGCTTATTCAAACACCGCCCGCCTCGCACCCGTTTCGTAATCGCCCGCCGCTGATCGGAGACTGACATGCCGTTGCGCGTCCGCGTTCCGCGCGTAGCGCCTGCCGCTGCTGGGGGTGGTGGCTTCACGCTGGTGGCGGCCGCGATGGCGCACGCCCACGCGGCGGGCTCGCCAACCATATCGTCGGCGCTGACGATCAGCGCCGCCGCAATGGCGCACAGCCAGAGCCTCGGGGCGGCGACCCTGACCACGACCGGCGCCACCACGCTGGCCGCCGCGTCGCTGCTGCACGCGCACGCCCTGACCGTCGCGGACATCATCGCGTCGGGCGGCACGGTGGCGGGCGGCGAGATCATCTTGTTCCGCCGCCGTCGTCGCGGCCGGGCCTAGTTTCGTGTCCGTAGGAGGGACCATGACCGAAGCCACCATCACTTCTTCCGACGCGCCCGCCGGCTCCGCGCTGCCGGCGGCGCCAGCCTCGCCGGGGGGCATCCCTCCTGAGCCTTCCGGCGGGGCGCCTACCGACTGGCGCGCGAGCCTGCCGGCCGAACTGCGCGATGCGCCGAGCCTGGCCAAGTTTGCGGACCCCGGCGCCCTGGCCAAGAGCTACGTCGAGGCCGAAGGGCTCATCGGCCGCAAGGGCCTTATCATCCCCACCGAGAAGGACGCGCCCGAGGTCCACGCCCGGTTCCGCGCCGCGCTGGGCGTGCCCGAAAAGCCCGAGGGCTACACGCTCAAAGCGCCGGAAGGCATTCCGCCCGAGGCTTGGGGCGAGGACGGCGTGAAGGCCCTCGCCACCTGGGCGCATGAACTGGGCCTGACACCGGCGCAGGCGCAGGGCGTGGCGGATCGCTATGCGAAGGTGCAGGCCGAAGGCCTTCAGCGCGCGGCGGAAGGCATCGAGCCCGACGGCCGCAAGATGGAGGATGTGCTGCGGCAGGAATGGGGCGTGGGCTACGACGGGAAGCTGGAGGTCGCGCGCCGCGCGGCCAAGCAATTCGGCGGCGATGGCGTGCTTGACGCGCTGGAAGCCAAGACCGGCGGCGCTGCCATGCTGCGGATGTTTGCGGCGATCGGGGAGGCGATGGCCGAAGATCGCCCCGCCGGCATGGGCACCGGGCGGGGTGCCGGCGACCCGAAGGCGGAACTGAAGGACATCATGAAGTCCGGCAGCCCGTATTGGCAGCCGCTGCACCCTGAGCATCGGAATATGGTGCAGCGCGCGAAGGAACTGTTTGCCCGCGACGCGGCCTGACGTTTCGAAACGCCGCCGCGCTTGCGTGGCGCGGCGGCCCTCGTTCATGCCGTTCATGCGGACAAGCCATGCGGCCCCGCTGACCGGGCGAAAGCGCCACCGATAGCCAGGCCGGGCGCCTGGAAGGCAGCGGGTCCGCGACCGCGGGCAACCCCTCCGATCCGTCACCACGACGCTTCGCAGGGATTGCAACGTGAGCACCCAGATCCCCACCGCCTTCATCAACCAGTTCCGCGCCAACTTCGACATGCTGGTTCAGCAGATGGACAGCCGGCTGCTGAACGCCGTCGAGCAGGACACGCTGACCGGCGAATTCGGCTTTCGCGACCAGCTGGGCGCCGTGCTGCCGCAGGCCCGCACCAGCCGCCACGCGGATACGCCCTTCACCGAGATCCCCCACAGCCGGCGCCGCTTCTCCACGCAGGAGTGGGAGCTTGGCGAGATGATCGACAAGCAGGACACGGAGCGGATGCTGACCAATCCGCAGTCGGCGTATGTCCAGGCTTTCGCCGCGTCCTTCGCCCGCCAGCGCGACAAGACGATCCTCGATGCCTTCTTCGTGGACGCCGCCACCGGCAAAGCCGGCGCGACGACCGTGTCCTTCCCGGCCGGCCAGCAGATCGCGGTCGACTTCGTGGAGAGCGGCTCGACCACCAACTCGTCCCTCACGCTCGGCAAGCTTCGCCGCGCGGTGGAACTGCTGGGCGATGTCGGCGCCGAAGATGCCGAGATGTACATCGCGGTCACGCGCCGCGAAATCAGCGCCATGCTGCGGACGGTCGAATACAACAGCAGCGACTATGTGCTGGCCCGCCCCCTGATGGACGCCGGGTTCGGCGGCTCGCTGCCGAAGTTCATGGGCCTCAACTGGATCGTGCTGCCGAACCGCGTGGTGGCGCCGGATGGCACGACCCTGCTGACCATGTTCAACCTCGACGCATCCAGCCATCGCCGCATCCCGGTGTGGAGCAAGAAGGGCATGCTGTTTGCCCAGACGGCCGGGACCGAGATCAACGCCGCGCCGGACCCGACCAAGAGCTTCAACACCCGCCTTCACGGCCGCGCCAGCTTCGGCGCGACCCGCCTGGAGGAAGTCCGGGTGGTCGAAGTCAAGTGCTCGACGTCGGTGTTCTGAGGAGATCTGACCCATGCCCTTCGTCAATGCTTCTTCCATCGCCGCCGGTGTCGCCACGGGCGACTTCATCCCCGTGGCCGACATGGGCGGCAAGCTGCGCGTGGCGCAGGCCGTGTTCACCTACGCGACCGACGCGGCCGGCACCTACACCATCCCCATCCGCCTGCCGCGTGGCGCGCGGGTGCTGGAGGTGGCGTTCAATACGTCCGTCACCACGGGCTCTGCCACGGTCGCCATCGGTATCGCCGGCACGGTCGGCAAGTATCGCGCGGCGGCGGCGGTGACGTCGGCCGATCTGTGGGTGACGCAGGGCGTCGCCACCACGGGCGGCGCGCTGAACGCCATCTGCGGCGTGCCGCTGCTGGCCGATGAGCAGCTTATCATGACGACCGCGTCTGCCACGCTGCCCGCGTCGGGCCGCGCGGTGGTCCGCGTCATGTACGTCGACAACACCTGACCGGAGCGGGGGGAGGGCAACCCTCCCCCCGATGCTGCATGGCGTCGTCCGAGGTCGCGATCTGCAACCGCGCGCTGACTATCCTGGGGCAGGCGCTGATCACGTCTTTGGACGACTCCGGCCACGCCGCGCAGACCATGCGGCAGAACTACCCCGCGTCCCGCGATGCCGTGCTGCGGGCCTATCCGTGGAACTCCGCCACGAAGCGCGCCGCGCTGGCGGCAGACCCCGTCGCCCCCGCCTTCGAATATGCCCGCGCCTATCAGCTGCCGGCCGATTGCCTCCGCGTCATCGAAACCGATGGCGACCTGGATGGCGCGACCTGGCGCCGCGAGGGCAACATGCTGCTGACCGATGAACCCGCGCCGCTGCGGATCCGCTACGTCGCCCGGATTACCGACCCCGCGCTGTTCGACCCGCTGCTCGATGAGGCCATTGCGTCCCATTTGGCGATGATGACCGGCTTCGCCATCGCGGGCACGGATACCGCGGTGCAGCGCGCCGCGGGCATCCACCAGCAGATGCTGCGCGAGGCCCGCGCGATCGATGCGCGGGAGCAAAGCCAGGATGAACGGCTGGTGGCCGATGACTGGGTGAGCGCCCGCTTGTCCGGGCCTGGGTGGCGCTGATGCCGCGCGCCGTTCCCGCGCTGGTCAGCTTTGCGGGCGGGGAGATTAGCCCGCAACTCTACGCCCGCACCGATGTCGACAAATACGGCCAGTCCGTGCGGTCGATGCTCAACTTCATCGCTCGCGCCCAAGGTGCGGCGACGCGCCGGCCCGGCACGCGCTACATCGCGGCCACGCGCGGCAATGCGGCATCCCGGCTGATCGGGTTCGAGTTCTCAACCGTCCAGGCCTACATCATCGAGGCGTCGTCCGAGGGCTTCTTCCGCTTCTACATGAACGGCGGGCAGGTGCTGTCGGGCGGCCTGCCGTATCAGATCGCGCACCCCTACGGGGCCGATCTGGCGGCGCTGCAATGGGTGCAGAGCGCGGATGTGCTGTATCTGGCGCACCCTCGCTTCGCGCCGCGCAAGCTGTCCCGGACGGGTCACACATCCTGGACGCTGACGACGATCAGCTTCACCGCGACGCCGGCCGAATGGACCGGCAGCAACTGGCCTTCGACCGTGACCTTCCACGATGGGCGCCTGTGGTGGGGCGGCACGCCGGCCCAGCCGCAAACGCTATGGGCCTCCAAGTCCGGCGATTTCGAGAACCTGACTACGGGGGCGGCGGCGGATGACGCGCTGAAGCTGACGCTCGACAGCGACCAGGTGAACGCGGCCCGGTGGCTGCGATCCGCCCGGGCGTTGCTGGTTGGCACGGCGGGCGCGGAATGGGTGCTGCAGGCCGGCGACAGCAATGCCGTCATCACCCCGGCCAGCGCCCGCGCCCGGCGGCAGACTGCCGAAGGGTCGGCGCCGGTGCCGGCGGTGCAGGTGGGCGTGTCTACGGTGTTCGTGCAGCGCGCCGGGCGGCGGTTGGCGGAACTCGCCTATTCCTTTGACGCGGACGGCTACACCTCCGGCGACCTGACCCTGCTGGCGAACCATGTGCTGCGCGCGGGCGTGGTCGAGATGGCGTGGCAACCGGAGCCCTGGCGCTGCCTGTGGTGCGCGCTGGGCGACGGCACGCTGGCGGGCCTGACCTACATCCGCGACCAGCGGGTGATGGCGTGGCATCGCCACCGGCTAGGCGGGGGCGGGCTGGTGCGGTCGGTGGCGTCGATCCCGTCCGCGACCAGCAACGAATTGTGGGTGGTGGTCGAGCGCACCATCGGCGGCACCGCGCGCCGGTATGTGGAGCGCATGGAGCCCGAGTTCTGGGCGGACAGCGAAGCGGACAAGCCGAACGCTTTCTTTGTGGACAGCGGCGTGACCTATTCCGGCGCACCGGCGACCGCGATCTCGGGGCTGTCGCATCTCGACGGCATGACGGTGCAGATCCTGGCCGATGGCGCGGCGCATCCCGACCGGGTGGTGGCGTCCGGTTCGGTGACGCTGCAACGGGCGGCGAGTGTGGTGCAGGTGGGCCTTGGCTACGTGTCGCGGCTGGAAACGCTGGATATCGAGGCGGGCGCGGTGGACGGCACGGCGGCGACCCGGCGGCGGCGCATTGCCGAGGTCGGCGTGCGGCTGTTCCAGACCCTGGGCGGCCGGGTCGGCTTCTTTGACACCGAGGCCGGCGCGTATGTGCTGGAGGAGGCGCAGTTCCGCACGGCGGCGATGCCGATGGACGCGTCGCCGCCGCTGTTCTCGGGCGACAAGGTGGTGCTGTTTCCGGGCGGCTGGTCGCGGGAATGCCGCGTGGTGGTGGCGCAGGACCAGCCGCTGCCCATGACCGTGCTGGGCCTCGTCCCGCGCGTGACCGCGACGGAGTAGGGGCGATGTGTTTTCAGGCTATCGGCAGCATCTACGCGGGCAACGCCGCGCGGGCGGCCAGCCGGGCCAATGCCGCCGCGCTGAACGAAGCCGGCGAGATGCAGATGCAGGCGGCCGAGGCGGACGCCGCGCGGCTGACGACGCAAGCCCGGCTGGTGCAGGGCCAATCCCGCGCCAATGCGGCGGCGAGCGGGCTGCAACTGGACGGCTCGCCGCTGGAAGCCCTGGCCTTCTCGGCCGGGCAGCAGGCGCGGGACATCGAAGCGGCGCTGATCCAGGGGCGGATGGAGCGGCGCGAGATGCGCGGCCGCGCCGCGCTGGAGCGGTGGCAGGGCAACCAGGCGCAGACCGCGGGCTTCATTCGCGCCGGCACGGCGCTGCTGGGCAGCGCGGGTAGCTGGGGTGGGTTTGGTGGCGGCGGCACTCCGGCCGCGCCGGATACTGGGCGCTTCGAGGGTTCGGCGCGCGCGCTGCGGGCGCAAGACTGATGGCGACCATCAACCTCACCCCCTCGCGCGTCGGGGTCCAGCCGCCATCGCCGGGCATGCGGCCGGCCGGGTCGCCGGTCGGGGCTGCGGTGGCAGAGCTTGGGGCCGTTGTCAGGGAGCTTGGCGAGGCGACCGACCGCGCGCGACAGGAGGACCAGGTTCAGGCGGCGCGCGTGCAGCACGTCACCAGACAGGCCGACCTTCGCGGGCTGTTCGAACAGAACGACCCATCCTTCGGCCCGGACCCCGTGCAGGGCTGGACCGCCGCCTCCGCGCGGGCGCGCGACGAGATCGCGCAGCAAATCCCCGACGCACGCGCGCGGTCGGCCTTCCTGCGTCAGGCCGATATGGATTTGGCGCGCGACCGTATCGAGATCACGCGCTTTGCGGCCCGGCGCCAAGCCGAAAGCAGCCGCGCGCAGCTTGATGGCGAACTGGACGCCTACGCCATAGAGGCCACGCGGGCGCCCACCGATGCCGGGCGCGCTGCCGTCGTGCAGCGGGCGACGGACGCGATCCTCGCGCGGGTCAGCACCGGCGCCCTCCCGGCCGATGCGGCGGAGCGCCTGCGGCAGGGCTTCTCTGGGCGGCTGGAGCAGGCGCGCGTGCTGCGCGACATCAGCGCCAACCCCCAGGCCGCGCTTCGCAGCTTGAATGCCGGGGCCTACGCCATCGCGGACCCTGTGCAACTGGAGCGCCTGACCTCCCAGGCGCGCACCGCGATCCAGACGCAGGCCGCCCAGGTCGATGTGGCGTCCCGCGCGCAGGACCGCGCGCGACAGGGGCGGGCCGATGAGGCAGAGATGGCGTTCGGTGACGCGCAGCGCCGCAGCGACACGGCGGGCATGCAGACCGCGCTGGCGATCCTGCGTCGCGATGGCCGGCCGGGCCAGTACGCCAGCGCCGCTGACGCCCTGTATGGCCGGCTGGAGCCGCCGACGACGCCCCAAATGGAAGCGTGGCTGGAGGAGCGCCTGCGGTCCCGCAGCGCGCCCTTGACGCGCGACGAATTGGACCGCGCCCGGGCGGAGCGGCGCATCAACGACACGACATTCCGCCGTGGCCTTTCGTCCCTGTCGGCGCGGGAAGATGCGCGCTTCCGCGAGGCGGAGGCCTTTGTCGATCGCGCGCTGGAAGTGCCGAGCGCGAATATCCCCGACGCCCAGCTGGTGCCGGCGCAGCGTGAGGCGCTGCGGGCGCGCAACCGCATCGTCAACGATCTGGTGCTGGAGCGGACCACGAACCCCGATGTGGACCCGCTGACCTTCGTCCGCGAACGCCTGCGGGTGACCGACCCCGAGGCCGAACGCGCGCGGGCCAACAGCCTGCGGGCGCTGTCGCAGAACCCCACCCAAGCCCAGACCTGGGAGGCGTTCGATCAGTTGCAGCAGCAGTGGACCGAATACCAGGCCGACCGCGCGCGCTTCTTCTTGAACCGCACCGGCGTCGAGCAGCCGCGCGCCACGACGGCGAGTGGGCAGGTGGTGCCCATCACGCCGGATGCGCTGGTGCTGTGGCGCCGCCGGCTTGAGGCCGCGGGCGTGCAGCGGCAGGGGGCGCAGCGATGAGCGAAACGCTGGTCGCGCATACCGACCCCGTGACCGGCGAGACGGTCATGCTGCCGCCGGCCAGCGGGGCCGTGATCGACATCGCCCCGCGACGCGATGGGCAGGGCGGTGTAGGATCGGCGGGTGAGGGATATTCTGTCGGTTCTGGCCGGGGCGCTGGTGTCGGTGCTGCTGGGCCTGTTCCTGTCAAGCCGCCCGCGTCCGCGCCGATGGAGGCGCCGCAAGCGGTAGGGGCTACCGCGCCCGAGGCGATCTTCGGCGGCAGCGCCGACCGCGTGACATCCGCATGGGAGCAGCGGTGGTTGGCGCGGCAGGGCATCGGTGCGCCGGCCATGCCGCCGCAGGCCGCGCCCCGTGGCGACGGCACCGAGATGCGCGCCCAGCCGGACCCCGCAGGCTTCGACGCGATCCGATCCCCGACCGAGCCGCGCCGTGGCACACTGCGCCTTTCGCCGAACGGCACGCCGCAGATGCCCGAAGGCATGCCCTTGCCGCCCCGGCCGCCCGAGCCCGCGCAAGCGTCCGCGCCGCTGGGCGAGCAGCTGTCGGGCATGGTGCGCGACACCTTCATGGCGACGGCGCAGGGGTATTCGGAAGGGGCGCTGGCGACGGCCCAGGCGGTTGCGGATGCCGAGATACAGCGCCGCCTTGCCCCGACCTTCAACGACGACGGCCCGGCGGTCGAGCGGCTGCGCGCGGCGCGTGAGCGCGCGGCGGAGATGGGCATCGATATCGCCTTTCGTGCCCGGCCTGACGGCGCGGTGGAGGCTGTGCGGGTGACGCCGGAGATGCAGACGCCGGGCGGCGCGGCGGGGCGCTTCGCGGACGGGCTGGGCCGCTTGCTGGGCTTGGCCTTCGTCGATCCGATGGGCGGTGCGGCGGTGCTTGGCGCGCGCGGTGCGGGAAACGGACCGCGCGGCGTTGCCACCACGGGCGCGGCCAGCAGCGGCGGGGTAGGGGCAAGCGCGGGGATAGGCCAGCAAGCGGGGCGCACAGTAAAAGATAGCGACCGCGCCGCAGGAGTCGCCATGTCCTCTGAACGCTTCAACTCGCCGCGCCAAGTGCGTGCCGCCGCATCGGCCATTCAGGACGCTTTGAGGGCAGATGGCTATCGCGTTGTCCGCGTAGATAGTAGCAGCGTCGGCGGCGCCAGTAGTTATCTTGAGGTTTCCGACCCAACTACCGGCCTTACAAAAGGGAGCCGCATCCGGATTTCGGACCACAGCATTGGCGCAAATCGTGATGCGCGCGACCGAGACTTCCATGTCGGCAGCGACGCGGACATTCCTTTTGCGCTGGATTGGGCGCGCAGCCTGCGCGCGCCAGAAAATGTTGAGCGCGCTCGCGCGCGCGCGGCGGAAATTCAGGCAGCCAAGGACGCAGAGGCGGCGCAGGCCGCAGACCGCCGCGCTCGCCAGCAAGCGGCGGAAAATGCCGCTGCGGCGGAATGGCGCGCTGTCGCGGCGGCCTTCCCGACCGAGTGGGCGGCCAGCGTTGAGGGGGCTCAGACAGAGACGCGCCGCCAGAAAGCGCAGCGCGAACTGCGCGACCGTTTCCGGGCTCAACAGTCAAGCAGTGGTCTTAGATCCTCCGCCGGGAGCAGCGACGAATGAGCGGCACCACACCCGGCCTCGCCACCCTCACGCCGGAAGAAGCCGCCGCGCTGCCCGGCCCGCCGGTCCTGCTGCCGCAGGTGCCGACGCCGGACCCTGCCGCGCCGCAGGAGCCGCCCGCCGCCGGCCAGGTCATCGAGATCACCGAGGCGCGCGCCGAGCCTGCCGCCGCGCCCGCCGCGCCAGCCCCGGCGCCCGTGCAGCCCGATGCCGCGCCGGAGCCCGTCGCAGAAAGCCCCCCCCTTTCTGCGAACGACCAGCCCCGCACCCGCACGCTGCCCGGCCCGCGCGGCACCGCCGCCGGCGTCCCCGACCCCATCGAGGAGGTGGGCGGGCTGATCGACCTTCTGCGTCGGGGCGCGCGCGTCCGACCCGAAACCATGCCCGCCCCCCGCGCGCAGGATTTCGTGGAACTCGGCCGCCGCCAGATCGCGGTGCGGGCCGCGACCACCGACGAAATGGAGCAGGTGGCCCAGATCCTGGGCAACCAGACGCCCGAGCAGGTGCGGCTGATTTCGACGCGCGGCGCCTACATGCCGACCGATGTGCAGGAATTCGTCTCCGCCGTCCGGTTGGCGAATGAGAACCTGTTCACCGAGATGCGCCGCGGCGTCCAGACCCGCGACCAGCAGATCGAATTGGCGCAGCGCCTGGGCCTCGATGGCGCGGTCCAGATGCTGCTGCGTCGCCAGCCGGGCGAGACGTTCAACAACGAAGGCCTGATCGCGGGCGGCCTCGCCCTGATCAACGCGCGCCGCGAAACGGCGGCGGCAGAGGCGGCGCTGCGGGCGTTGCCGCCCGGCTCCCCGGAGGAAGCCGACGCGCTGGCCCGGTTCGGGCTGAACCACGCCCTGACCGCCGCCGTCGCGGGGCAGCTGAACGGCGCTGTTGCCGAGACGGCCCGCGCCATGGGATCGCTCCGCTTCATCGCAGACGCGATTAACTCCGTCCCCGCCGCCGCTACCGGCCAAGTCGGGCCAGAAGCACTCCGCATTCCCGCCGGCGCATCGCCCCAATCCATCATCGAGGCGTTGGGCGGCGTGGAAGTGCTGCGGACCCAAGCCGCGATCTGGGCGACGCTGCCCGACGACGCGGCCCGCACCCGCATGGCGCAGCGCACGGTCGGCGCGCGGGTCGTGGATGCGATCATCGCCGCCTACGTCAACAGCCTGTTGTGGCTGCCTTCGACGCATATGCGGAACATCATCGGCACCAAATCCATGATGCTGTGGCAGGTGCCGGAGACGGCGGTCGCCGCAGCTGTGGCGCCGGCGCGGATCGGTTTGGGGCGCGCGGGCCAAGCTGTGGGCGCTGACCGCCTGCCTATCGTCGGGAACATGGTCACCAACTGGGCGCAGGACGACCGGGTGGTGATGGGCGAGGCGCTTGCCCAGATGTACGGCATCTGGGCTGGCTTCGGCGAGGGCCTGACCGCAGCGGGCGAGGCCTTCCGCACCAACCGCGCCGTCGGCGGCTTCTCCCGCCTTGAACTCGACCGGCCGAACGCGATCAGCGCGGAGGCGCTCGGCCTGTCTGGCACTATGGGGCAGGCGGTGGACCTGCTCGGCATCGGCCTGACCGTGCCAGGCCGCGCGCTGGTCACGGCCGACAGCTTCTTCCAGGCCATCGGCACGCGCATGGCCCTGCTGCAACAGGCGGCGCGCCAGCATGCCGCCCTGATCCGCGCCGGCCGATCCCCCGATGAAGCGGCGCGCGAGGTGGAGGCGCTGCTCGCGAACCCGCCGCAGATGTGGCAGGACGCGGTTGAGACGTTCGCCCGGTCCATGACCTTCCAGGACGAGATGACGGGCGCGCTGGGGACGCTGGCCGAGTTCATGCGGCACCCCATCGCCAAGCTGTTCGTGCCCTTTTTCAACACGCCGACGAATGTTGCGCGCGCCGTCATCAACCGCAGCCCGGTGGCGCTGGCGATCCCCGGCCAGGCCTGGGCCGACATCCGCGCGGGCGGCGCGCGGGCTGACCTCGCTATCGCCCGCATTGCGCTCGGCTCCATGGTCATGTGGTGGTTCTCCGGCGTGGTCATGAACAGCGCCAGCGACCCCGACTTCCGCGTCACGGGCAGCGCGCCCGGCAATCCGGCGCGGCGCGAGGCTTTCGAGCGGCAGGGCTTCCAGCCCTTCAGCTTCTGCTCGCGCGACGGCGACCGCTGGACATGCCGCAGCTTCGCCGGCTTCGACCCTCTGTCGGGCCTCATGGCGATGGCGGCCGACACCGCCAACTACACGCTCGACCATCCGGACGGCGGCGACGGGCCGGGGCTGGACGAGATCGCGATGGGCGCGGCCTTCGGCCTGTACAACTTCATGCTCGAGCAGCCGTTCCTGACCGGCGTGTCGGACCTCGCCCGCATCCTGGGCGACACGCGGCAGGACGGGCCGGAGCGGTTCCGCCGCGCGGTCGAGATGTTCTCGCAGCTCGCGACCGATGCCGTCGTCTCGCCGCTGACGCTCGGCACGCTGTCGGGCGGCGTCGAGCGCGCGGTGGACCCGACGCTGCGCTCCAACTTGCCGACCGATCCCTCCGTTGCCCAGGAAGGCCCGGTCACGCGCGGCTTCTATGCGGCCCTGCGTCGCGCAGAAAACCGCATCCCCGGCTTGTCCGAGCAGAACGAGCCGCGACTGAACCTGTGGGGTGAGGAAGTGCGGCCGACCGAGGGCGGGCTGTGGGAACTGTTCTGGCCGATCCGCACGCGCTCCGGCCGCACCGACGCGCTGGAGGAAACGCTGATGCGGCTGGGTGGCGTGCTCGCCATGCCGGATCGCAAATTCCCCGGCACCAATGTCGAACTGACGGCGCGGCAATACAACGACCTGATCCGCAGCATGAACAGCGGCGACGACACCGGCATGACGATGCGCGAAGAACTGTTGGACCTGGTGCAGGCGCCCGACTTCATGGCGCTCGATCCCGCCGAGCAGATGGAAAGCATCCGCCGCATCCGGTCGCGCCGCTGGCGAGCCGCGCAGAATGCGGTGCTGGACCTCGACATCGACCTGAACCAGCGCGTGACGCGGGACCGCGAGATCCGCGCCGTGACGGGCCGCAGCCCGCGCGCCGACATGCCCGCCCTGCAATGAGGCCCCACCCATGACCATCACCTCCACCACCTCTCGCGTCGACTATGTCGGCAACGGCGTGACCACCGCCTTCGCGGTGCCGTTCGCCTTCTTCGGCGCGTCCGAATTGGCGGTCATCCAGCGGGTGATCGCCACGGGCGTCGAGACGACGCTGGCGCTCTCGACCCACTACACGGTCAGCGGCGGCAACGGCACCACGGGCACGGTCACGGCGGTGACGGCGCCGGCCTCCACGGTGCAGTGGACGATCCTGCGGGCCACCGCGCGAACGCAGGAAGTGGACTACCAGTCCAACGATCCCTTTCCGGCGGAGACGCATGAGCGCGCGCTGGATCGCCTGACGGCCATCGCGCAGGAGGTGGAGCGGGACGCGGCGCGCGCGGTGCGGGTGGCGCCGACCGATGCGGGCACGGTCACGCTGCCGTCGAGTGTGGCGCGGGCGGGGCTGTATCTGGCCTTCGATGGCGCAGGCGCGCCTATCGCCGTTGTCGGCACCGCCGGCCCGCCGGTCACGCCTTTCGCCGCGACGCTGTTGGATGACATGGGCGCCGCGCAAGTGCGCGCCACGCTTGAGGCCGGCGCCACGGGCGATGCGCTGTTCCTGGCCGCCGCACCCGGCGCCGCGCGGACCGAGCTCGGCATCCGTGCGGCGCCGCAGATCGTGGCCGAGGCCGTGGCCAACAACTCCGCCGCGCTCGATGTCACGGCGGGGCTAGACGACACCTTCGATCGCTATGAGGTGGAAATCCTGTCGCTGGTGCCGGCGTCAAACGATGTCAGCCTTGCGCTGCGCGTTGGAACGGGTGCTGGGCCGACTTGGCAGGCGGGGGCGAGCGCCTATGACACCAACGGACAACTGATCACGGGCAGCGTCGCGTTCCTCGGCGGCTTCGGTAACGGCATCTTCCTTAGCGCCGCCGGCGGCGGGACGGTGGGCGTCGGCAACCAGGCTGGCAACTCGATTTCCGGCATCGTGGAGCTGTGCAACCCCGAGGCCAATCTGGTGCCCACATTCCGGTTTCGGACAAGCTACCTCCGCCCCACCGGCAACGGCGCCGCAGCAGTCAGCGGCGCGGGCTACTACGGCACAAGCGGGGCCATCACCGGCCTGAGGGTGCTGTTTAGCTCCGGGAATATCGTCTCGGGCCGCATTCGGCTGATCGGTTATCACAAGGGGTGATGCCATGCTGACCAAGAACGTAAACGGCTTCGACGTGCCTCTTGACGAGTATGATCTAGCGCAGCGCGCGGCGGATGAGGCTGCGGCGGCGCCGCAGATGCTGGTGACGCTGACGGGGCGGCAGCTTCGCCTCGGCCTGCTCGCCTTGGGCGTGACCGGCGCGCATGTGGAAACCGCGATCACCGCGATCCCCGACGCGATGCGGCGCGAAGCGGCCATGATCGAATGGCGCCACGCATCTGAATACCGCCGCGATCACCCGCTGATCGCCTCCGTCTCCGCCGCCCTGGGCATTTCCGCCGCGACCCTCGACGC